GTTTAATTCTTGCAATTTGAGTCATAACTATTTTCCTCCTTTCACATTTATTGAACGTAGCTCCTGCACAAGATGTAGGGGCATTTTTGTATTTAAATAACTAGAGTAATTAACGTAAAGGCGTGTGATACAGTGAAAACAATTGATTAAATTAACACCGAAGCAAGAAAAGTTTGTATTGGGACTCATCGAGGGCAAGAGCCAACGCAAAGCTTATATTGACGCAGGGTATTCGACCAAAGGTAAAAGTGAATCATATATAGACATGCAAGCGAGCACGGTAGCTAAAAATAATAAGGTTTTAATAAGGTACGAAGAACTTCGTCAAGAAGTAGCTGAGCAATCAAAATGGACACGCCAAAAGGCTTTTGAAGAGTATGAGTGGCTAAAGAATACAGCGAAGAACGATATTGAAATAGAGGGAGTGAAGAAAGCGACAGCTGATGCATTCCTCGCTAGTTTGGACGGCATGAATAGAATGACGTTAGGCAATGAAGTTCTGACTAATAAAAAGATTGAAACTGAAATCAAGATGCTTGAGAAAAAAATCGATCAAATGGATAAATCAGAAAATAATTCACAAGAAGCAGAAGTTGCTAAAGCACTTATTAAGTTAGCGGGTGTTAATGATGATTAATGAAATGTTAAACCCGAAACAACAAGAAGTCTGGAACTGCTTCATAAACGATAAACCCAAAGTATTAATAGCGAGTGGTGCGAAGAGGGCAGGTAAAACATATGTATTTATCCTGCTTTTTTTAATGCACATAGCTACTTATAAAGACAAGGGGCTTAACTTCATTATCGGAGGAGCGACACAAGCATCTATCAGACGTAACATACTAGATGATATGGAGTTAATACTAGGTAGAGAGTTGACACTTGATAAATCTAACGCAGTCAAAATATTTGGTAATAAAGTGTATGTATTCGACGGACAAAACTCGGATGCATGGAAAAAAGCACGTGGTTTTACTTCAGCAGGTGCTTTTTTAAACGAGGGGACAGCATTACACAATATGTTTATTAAAGAGGTATTCTCACGTTGTAGTTACAAAGGCGCGAGGATATTAATTGATACCAACCCCGAAAACCCGATGCATCCAGTTAAAAAAGATTACATTGATAAGAGTGGTCAACGGTTATCGAATGGAAGACTAAATATCAAAGCATTCCAATTTACTTTGTTTGACAATACATTTTTAGATGAAGAATATATTGAATCGATTATCGCAAGTACACCAACAGGAATGTTCACAGATCGTGATATTTATGGTAAGTGGGTTTCTGCTGAAGGTGTTGTATATAAAGATTTCAAAGAAAAAGTTCATTACATCAAAGAAGAAGAATTTAAAACTAAACAAATAAAAAGGAAATATGCAGGCGTCGACTGGGGATATGAGCATTATGGTTCTATTATGGTTGTAGCGGAAGACTTTGACGGAAACAAGTACGTAATTGAAGAACACGCACACAGACATAAAGAGATAGATGACTGGGTAGCTATTGCTAAAGGAGTTATAAAAAGGCATGGCGATATTCTTTTTTATTGTGATACAGCTAGACCTGAACATATTGAACGATTTAGAAGAGAGAAGATAAAAGCAAGATATGCTGACAAAGCCGTTATTGCTGGCATTGAAGTTATTTCTAGGTTATTCAAGTTAAATAAAATATTCATTATCAAAGAAAAAGTTAGTTTGTTTAAAGAAGAAATATACAACTACGTTTGGAAAGATAATGCAGACGAACCAGTTAAATTAAACGATGACACATTAGATGCGTTAAGATATGCAGTTTATACAGCTAATAAGCCAAGTGGCACAGGCTTTAATTAAAGGAGGTAATATTTTGTACCCTAGCCAACCAACACAAACAGAAATATTTGATGCTATTGTGAGGACTAACAATAAGCCAGAAACACTAGAAGAAATGATTGTCAGATATATAAAACAACATTTGGAGAAGTTACCTGAAATCTCAATAGGTCAAGAATATTATGAGCAACGCCCTGATATTGTTAAGGAACCCAAGCCGGTTGATGCTACAGGAGCAGTTGACCCATTGAAACCAGATGACAGAATGATTACCAACTTCCATGCTAACCTAGTAGATCAAAAAGTTTCTTATATTGTAGGGAAGCCTATCGCTTTTAAACATACAGATGATGAAGTAGTTAAACGTATTGATGAAGTTTTAGGTAATAGATTTGATGATAAGTTACACAGTGTACTAACAGGAGCTAGCAATAAAGGTATTGAATGGTTGCATCCTTACCTTGATGAAGAGGGAGAATTTAAGCTATTTAGAGTACCGGCGGAACAAGGTATTCCTATATGGACTGATAAAGAGCACGAAGAATTAGAGGCGTTTATCAGGATGTATAAATTGGAAAATGAAACTAAAGTTGAATACTGGGATAAAGTAACTGTTAATTACTACGTTTATGAAAACGGCTCGCTTATTCCGGATTACTCTAACAATTTGGAGAATTCAAAAACGCATTTTAGTACAGGGTCATGGGGTAAGATTCCATTTATTCCATTCAAAAATAACGATTTAGAAATATCAGATATATTTATGTATAAAACATTGATTGATGCTTATAACAGGCGATTATCCGATTTATCCAATACTTTTAAAGATTCAAACGAATTAACGTATGTATTAACGAACTATGATGACCAAGAGTTGCCAGAATTCAAACGGTTACTACGTTATTACGGGGCGATAAAAGTATCGGATAACGGGGGTGTCGACACAATACAGGTAGAAGTACCAGTTGAAAACAGTAAAAAGTATTTAGATGAGTTATATCAAAAAATAATGTTGTTTGGTCAAGCGGTTGACTTTAGTTCTGACAAATTCGGTTCGGCTCCAAGTGGGGTTGCGTTGGAGTTTTTATATACTAACTTAAACTTGAAAGCAGATAAGTTAGCGCGCAAAGCTAAAGTTGCTATACAGGAGTTGCTTTGGTTTGTGTTTGAGCACTTCGATATCAAAGGAGAACATAAAGATGTCGATATTAGTTTCAACTACAACAAAGTAGCGAACACAGAATTACAAGTACAAACAGCTCAACAATCTATGGGAATTGTAAGCCATGAAACAGTATTAGAAAATCACCCGTTTGTCGAAGATTTGCAAGCAGAACTCGAACGAATAGAACAAGAACAAATGGAGTACAACAAGCAACTGCCTAATTTAGATGACGGAGGTGCTGACGGTGCCCAACAACAAGAAAGATCTAACAATAAAGAATCAGAATGATATTGATGAGTATATCGACAGTCTAATCTCTAAAGCTGAGAAGCCTATAGAACAACTATTTGCTAATCGACTTAAAGAGATAAAACAAATCATCGCAGATATGTTTGAGAAGTATCAAAGTGATGATGTGTATGTTACATGGACTGAATTTAATAAATATAACAGGCTCAATAAGGAGTTAACTCGTATAGGTACAATGTTGACTGATGACTATAGGCAAGTAGCTAAGATGGTTCAGAAGTCGCAGGAAGACGCTTATATAGAAAAGTTCCTTATGAGCCTTTATTTATACGAGACGGCAAGTCAAACATCTATGCAATTTGATGTTCCTAGCAAAGAAGTTATCACATCGGCTATTGAACAACCTATTGAGTTCATTCGATTAGTACCGACACTACAGAAGCATCGTGATGAAGTACTGAAAAAGATACGCTTACATATCACACAAGGCATTATGAGCGGAGAGGGCTACTCTAAAATAGCGAAAGCAATCCGTGATGATATTGGTATGTCTAAAGCTCAATCGTTGCGTGTAGCTCGTACAGAAGCGGGCAGAGCGATGTCTCAAGCTGGACTCGATAGTGCATTGGTAGCTCAAAAGAATGGCTTACAGATGTATAAGTATTGGCAAGCTACTAAAGATACACGTACAAGAGACACACACAGACATCTAGACGGTGCTAAGAAGAAAATAGACGAACCGTTCAAGTCGAGCGGTTGCGTTGGACAGGCGCCTAAGTTGTTTGTTGGTGTGAATAGTGCAAAAGAAAACATCAACTGTCGTTGTAAGCTTATGTATTACATTGATGAAGATGATTTGCCTAGTACAACGAGAGTGCGTAAAGATGATGGCACAACCGAAGTAATACCACAAATGACTTATCGTGAGTGGGAGAAATATAAACGTAAAAGAAAGTAGTTTACTACTCGACCTTAGCATGTCGTTAAACTGCTTCTTTTTATACCAAAATTCTTCGTGGCGTTGCACGTAAAACTCGTAAAAAGGAGTAGTTTAAATGGATTTATACACATTGTTAGGACAATTTAAAGACGGAGAAATCGATAAGCAGAAAGTAATTGATGCGATTGACGAATCAAAATCGGGAATGGTACCACGTTCAAGATTGAACGACAAGAATACCGAAATTGAAGAGTTAAAAGAAGAGATTTCTAAACGTGATAAACAAATTGTCAAATTGCAAGACTCTGTTAAAGATGATAGCGAGATTCAAAAAGAACTCGAAGAATTAAAGAATCAAAATTCAGAGTGGGAGACAAAGTATAAAGAAACACAACTTAATAACGCAGTTAAGTTAGCGGTTGCTAAAGAAGCAAATGACGCTAACGACATTCTAGCATTCATCAATAAAGATGAACTGGAATTAGTAGACGACGGCACTGTAAAAGGTTTAGATGAAGCGATTAAAACGCTTAAAGAGTCTAAACCTTATTTATTTGCGTCGTCTAAGCCTGTAGGTAAAACACCACAAGGCGGAGGCAATCCGGACTCAGGTGTAACGAAAGAAAGGTTTGACAACATGAGTGTCGCTGAACGTAACGAATTGTATTTGAACGATCGTGAGACATTCGAAAAATTAGTTAATCAAAATTAAACAAAGAGAGAGGTATAAGTATGCCACAAGGAATTACTAAAACAAGTAATCAAATCATTCCAGAAGTATTAGCGCCTATGATGCAAGCGCAACTCGAAAAGAAATTGCGTTTCGCTTCATTTGCAGAAGTAGATAGCACATTACAAGGACAACCGGGAGACACTTTGACATTCCCAGCATTCGTTTATAGCGGAGATGCACAAGTAGTTGCAGAGGGAGAAAAAATCCCAACTGATATCTTAGAAACTAAAAAACGTGAGGCTAAAATCCGTAAAATTGCTAAAGGTACATCTATCACAGATGAGGCTTTATTAAGTGGTTATGGAGACCCACAAGGCGAACAAGTACGTCAACATGGTTTGGCACACGCTAACAAAGTTGATAATGACGTATTAGAGGCTTTAATGGGAGCTAAACTTACTGTTAATGCGGACATCACTAAATTAAACGGCTTACAATCAGCAATCGACAAATTTAACGATGAAGACTTAGAACCAATGGTTTTATTTATCAATCCACTTGATGCTGGTAAATTACGTGGAGATGCATCAACTAACTTTACGCGTGCAACCGAATTAGGCGATGACATCATCGTTAAAGGTGCGTTTGGCGAAGCTCTAGGCGCTATCATTGTACGTACTAACAAGTTAGAAGCCGGCACAGCTATTCTAGCTAAAAAAGGTGCAGTTAAATTAATCTTGAAACGTGATTTCTTCTTAGAAGTAGCGCGTGACGCATCAACAAAAACAACTGCATTATACAGTGATAAGCACTATGTAGCTTATTTATATGATGAATCTAAAGCAGTGAAAATCACTAAAGGTTCTGGAAGCTTAGAAATGTAATGGGAGGTAGTGACGTATGTATAAAGTAATCGAACGTTTTGAAGATGCACAAGACAACGGACATGAATATCAAGTGGGAGACACTTACCCACGTGATGGATTAGAAGTGTCAGAAGAACGATTCACTGAATTATCTACAACAAACAACCGCCGTAATTTAATCGCTATTAAACTTGTTGAAGACAAGCAAGTAGAACAGTCTGAGGCGAGCGCTGACGAGCAAAAAAGTTTATCTGATATGAAAGTATCAGAATTAAAAGAACTTGCTAAAAAGCGTGAAATTAAAGGGTATAGTGATATGAAAAAAGACGAGCTTATCAAAGTTTTAGAGGGTGTTAAGTAATGGACGCAAAAGACGTCAAAATGATTAATGGACTTTCACTCAATGATTCGTCTAACGATGAGCAAATCGATTATCTTATTGAAGAATATAAAAGTGTTGCAGAAGATTATTGTAATCAGAAGTTTGATGACAAAGAAGTGCCGTCGGGTGTTAAGAAGTTTATTGCTGAATGTATCAAGTTTGGTACAACCGGCAATATCTCAGCACGCACGATGGGCACTGTGAGTTATACCTATGTAACTGACATACCTAGTAGTGCTTATGCATATTTATTACCTTATCGTAAATTAAGCTGGGGCAAGCGATATGTTTAATCCGTTTGATGAGTTTCCGCACACAATTGAAATTGGAGAGGTTGAAGTCGTAGGAACATATCCCAAAGAATACGAGCGTTTTAAAAGTAACGAAACAATTAAAGGGTTTATGGACACACCTACATCAAGTGAGACACTCAAATTTCATCAGATGAGCAAAGACTTTGACCGAAACCTATATACGCCGTACCACATACCAATAACAAACAAAACTTTATTTAATTACGAGGGTAAAACGTACGAAGTTGTAGGCGAACCGGTCGACCAAGGCGGACAACATGAAATCAATTTAACTAGATTGAGGGTGCGACCTATTGGCAAAGGTTAAGTATGGTAATTGGGACTTAGTAAAAGAGTTGGAAAATTACGAGCGAGACATGGAGCGATGGGTCAAACGAGGTATAGCAAAGACAACTGCTAAGATTCACAATACAATCATTTCATTAATGCCAGTTGATACCGGATATCTTAGAGAAAGTGTAACAATGGACTTTAAAGACAGCGGTTTTACTGGTGTTATTAATATTGGTAGTGAATACGCAATATATGTCAATTATGGTACTGGTATATATGCAACAGGTGCTGGAGGTAGTAGAGCCAAAAAGATACCGTGGTCATACAAAGATGCAAACGGTAAGTGGCACACTACTAAAGGACAACATGCTCAACCTTTTTGGGAGCCGGCAATAGACGCTGGACGAGCATTCTTTAATAAGTATTTTTCATGAGGTGGTTAAGATATGTGGGTATCAGTTGAACGGTACTTATTTAACAAAGTATATAACAAATTAAAAAGTAACCTTATTATCCAAAAACAATTGGACGGTAGGGTTTTTGATTGCGTTCAGAAAGACGCTGTTTACCCATATATCGTTGTGGGTGAAACAAACGTCACTAACAAAGAAACGACCACGAGCATGGTCGAAGATGTCGGCATCACGTTGCATGTTTATAGTCAAGCACGTAATAGAGATGAGGCATCACAAATAATTCAATTTTTAGGCTTCGTTTTAAATAACGAAATAGAAATTGATTATTATTCATTCATTAAAAGTCGAATTGATACACAAGAAGTGATTACTGACATAGATCAGTACACTAAACACGGTATCATTCGGCTTGTTTTTAAATACAGACATAACACATTACAAAGGAGTGTAACGAATGGCGCAGGATAAATATATTGTCGCTCTCCAAATCGCTGATAAGGATTTAGCTAAGAAGCTAACTATCGAAGAAGCAACGCTTTTAGGTAGTTTAGCAGAGGGTGGACATACTATCAGTAATGACCTTGCTGAAATCATTCAAGGCGGTAAAAAAGATTATAGCCGTAACTCTGTCGAAGAAGAAATCAAGTTGACGCTTGATGTCGTTCCGGGAGATAAAGGTCAATTAGCATTAAAAGAATCAGTTAAACAATTCAAACAGTTACGTGTTTGGATTTGGGAAACGAAAAAACGCGATGGCAAACATCACGGTGTATTCGCATATGTAGTTATCGAAGAGCACGAATGGTCATTTGATGATGAAGATAACAAAATCGAAATCACAGCGAAAGTTAAGTTCAATAGTGCAGACGGTACAATCAATGATTTACCAAAAGAATGGCTTAACCCTAGCGCATTGGCTCCAGTTGTTGAATTCGAAGACATGAACGCTTATGAAGATAGTTATGAAAACCGAACTAAAAAAACAACTGCTGGCAGTAGCGATTTAAGTATGTAATTAACGAGGGCATTAGCCCTCTATTTTTTTGTACAAAATAACGATAAACGAGGTATTTAATATGACTGAAACAACTTTTAATCCAATTACATCATTAACAATTAACAATGAAGAAGTGAAAGCAAAAGCAACATTTATGTTCGATAAAACCGCTAAAAAGTTTGCAACTGAACAAGAAGATAATAAAGGCAGAAAACAAACGATTTCAGGATTTACTAATGTTTACAATGCTTTATTAGAACGTGACACAGTGGCAATTGTAGACTTTTGGGAATGCGCAACAGCTTATCTAGGTAAAAGTGCACCTAAAAGAGAAGACATTGAAGCGGAAATCATGGAAATCATCGAAAGAGAAAACGACACGTTAAATCTATTACAGGGTGCGTTGGACGTAATGAATAATAGCGGTTTTTTCAAGCAGAAATCACGTCTATTCTGGACACAGATGAACCAAGCGCCATCGTTAGCCAAAGAAGACGAGAAAGAGGGCGCGAAAGCTGGTATCGAGATGATGAAGAACAACTACAAAGAAATCATGACCGTAGCACCTTATTAGACTATTCGGAAATAAGGCAGATGACAAGTCGTTACATAGGTTATATGAGTAATGACGAGCTAATGAGCATGCTACCTGCCGAATGGAATGACTGGATTATTGGCGCTAGACAAGCATTGATTGACCAAAGAGACATTGCGTTGTACGGCGCTCAATATAATGCGGTTGCTCAAGCTGGTAAATCACTAAAACGTTTTGTTAGGCAGAACGAAAGAGAACATTACATTATTCGTGGTCAAGAAGATGAATACGAAAGAATGAAACAGCGTGAGCTAGCTAAAAACAAACGTAAAAGAGAAATACAAAAACAAGGGACTCGCAAGTTCCTTAACAGCTTAAAAACAAGTCATAAAGGAGGTTAGGCATGGAAAAGAATTTTCTGGCTCGTGTTACAGCTATAATCAGTGATTTTAAAAGGAATATTAGAACTGCTCAACGTATGGCTAAAACTGATATACCGGACGAAATCAAGACAGAAGTTACAGCAAACATAAGAGACTACCAAAGAGAGCTAACGCGAGCTAAATCGATGGCTCAACGTTGGCGAGAACATAAAGTTAATATCGATGCAGACGCTAGCAAAGTAAAACAAGTCATATCGTTTGTTAAAGCAGAACTATCGAATATCAGACGTAAAAAAGTTGAAATCGACGGCGACGCAAGCGGATTAAAAAGAAATGTTGCGACTTCTAAAGCGATGTTAGCTGGTTGGCGCAAACACACTGTTAAATTAGATTTTGATACAACCGGAATGTCGAAAATGCAAGTAGCATTGACTGCAGGTAAAAGAGCATTAGATCAGTATCAATCAACAATGGATGGCATCGCATCAAATATTAGAACTTTCGGTACTATCTTTGCGCAACAAGTCAAAGGTTTAATGATTGCTAGTATACAAGCATTAATACCAGTAATTGCTGGATTAGTTCCGGCAATTATGGCAGTACTTAATGCCGTTGGTGTATTAGGTGGTGGTGTTATTGGGCTTGCTGGTGCATTCTCTGTAGCTGGTGTTGGAGCGGTTGGCTTCGGTGCAATGGCTATTACTGCACTAAAAATGGTAAAAGATGGAACGTTAGCAGTAACAAAAGAAGTTCAAAATTTTAGAGATGCGAGCGATCAGTTAAAAACTACATGGCAAGGCATTGTAAAAGAGAATCAAGCAAGTATCTTTAATGCGATGTCAGCGGGTATCAGAGGCGTTACAAGTGCGATGTCTCAATTAAAACCATTCTTATCCGAAGTATCTATGCTGGTTGAAGCAAACGCACGCGAATTTGAGAATTGGGTTAAACATTCCGAAACAGCTAAGAAAGCATTTGAAGCATTGAATAGCATAGGTGGCGCAATCTTCGGAGATTTATTGAACGCTGCAGGACGATTTGGCGACGGATTAGTTAACATTTTCACTCAATTAATGCCGTTGTTCAAATTTGTGTCTCAAGGACTACAGAACATGTCTATAGCTTTCCAAAATTGGGCTAATAGTGTAGCTGGTCAGAATGCTATTAAAGCTTTTATTGATTACACTACAACTAACTTACCTAAGATTGGTCAGATATTTGGCAATGTATTTGCTGGTATTGGTAATTTAATGATTGCTTTTGCTCAAAACAGTTCTAACATTTTTGACTGGTTAGTTAAATTAACTTCTCAATTTAGAGTATGGTCAGAACAAGTAGGACAATCACAAGGGTTCAAAGACTTTATAAGTTACGTTCAAGAGAATGGTCCTACTATTATGCAATTAATCGGTAACATCATAAAAGCATTAGTAGCATTTGGCACTGCAATGGCTCCTATAGCTAGTAAGTTGTTAGATTTCATCACTAATCTAGCTGGATTTATCGCTAAACTATTCGAGACACACCCAGCTATAGCACAAGTTGCTGGCGTTATGGGTATTTTAGGCGGTGTATTTTGGGCTTTAATGGCTCCGATTGTTGCTATAAGTAGTGTGCTTACAAATGTGTTTGGTTTGAGCTTATTTGGCGTCATCAAACAGATTTTAAGTTTTGTTAGAACATCAAGTCTAGTTACTGGAGCTATGCAATTGTTAATGGGTGTTTTCGGTTCGATTTCAGCACCTATTTTAGCGGTAATTGCAGTAATTGGCGCATTTATCGGTGTCCTAGTTTATTTATGGAAAACAAACGAGAATTTCAGAAACACTATTACTGAAGCGTGGAACGGTGTTAAAACGGCGGTTTCTGGTGCGATTCAAGGTGTAGTTGGCTGGTTAACTGAATTGTGGGGCAAAATCCAATCTACCTTACAACCGATAATGCCTATATTACAAGTATTAGGACAAATATTCATGCAAGTTTTAGGTGTTTTGGTAATAGGTATCATCACAAACGTTATGAATATCATACAAGGTTTGTGGACGTTAATTACAATTGCGTTCCAAGCCATAGGAACAGTGATATCCGTGGCAGTCCAAATCATAGTTGGTTTGTTCACTGCTTTAATTCAGTTGCTTACTGGCGACTTCTCGGGTGCTTGGGAGACTATTAAAACTACGGTTACCAATGTACTTGATACGATTTGGCAATACATGCAATCAGTTTGGGAGTCAATCATCGGCTTTTTAACTGGCGTAATGAATCGAACACTTTCTATGTTTGGTACAAGTTGGTCACAGATATGGAGTACAATCACTAATTTTGTTAGCAGTATTTGGAACAGTGTTACAAGTTGGTTTAGTCGTGTTGCTTCGAGTGTGGCCGAAAAAATGGGACAAGCACTAAACTTTATTATCACAAAAGGTTCTGAATGGGTTTCTAATATTTGGAATACTGTTACAAGTTTCGCAAGTAAAGTAGCTGATGGATTTAAAAGAGTTGTCTCAAATGTAGGCGACGGCATGAAAAACGCGCTTGATAAGATTAAAAGCTTTTTCAGCGATTTTTTAAATGCCGGAGCGGAATTAATCGGCAAAGTGGCAGAAGGTGTAGCTAACGCTGCGCACAAAGTAGTAAGCGCGGTAGGCGATGCGATTTCATCAGCGTGGGACTCAGTAACTTCATTCGTAAGTGGACATGGTGGAGGTAGTGGTTTAGGTAAAGGTTTAGCGGTATCACAAGCTAAAGTAATGGCTACTAGCTTCGGTAAAACGTTCACAAGTGAGTTAGGTTCAACGTTGACAGATGGATTCAACGACAGTTTAACACCAAGCGTTGACGGCCATATGACAAACGATGTGCAACATAGCATGAAAGAAAATAACAGACCTATTGTTAATGTAACTGTTAGAAACGAGGGCGATCTAAACATGATTAAATCTCACATTGACGATATGGATGCAAAAGATGGTAGTTTCAACTTAATGTAAGGGAGGTTTGTTTATTGATAGCCCATGATGTAGAAATTATTAAAAATGGTGTGAAGTATCGCGTCAGTGACAATCCTCACACTTACAAACACTTAAGAGTGCTTGATTACAATGTTATCGGTTCGGGTTACAAAAGGAATTATTCGCCTTTAGATGGAGTTGATGGACGTTTTCACAATTACGCTAAAGAAGAATATAAAAAAGTTGAATTAAGATTGAGGTATGAAGTACCTAAGATTGCTTATGCCTCACATCTTAAATCAGACATTCAAACATTGTTTTATGGTCGCTTTTACCTAAGAGAATTGGCGACGCCGGATAACACTATCAAATTTGAAAATATGTTCGAACCATTAGAACAAGAATTTGAATTAGATTATGTTGACGGTAGACAACTATTCGTTGGATTAGTTAGCGAAGTATCTTTTGACACAACTAAGACATCAGGAGAAATCACGTTGACTTTTGAGACGACTGAATTGCCTTTCTTTGAAAGTATTGGCTATAGCACTGATTTAGAAAGTGATAACGATTTAGAAAAATGGTCAGTTCCGGACAGAATAGCACTAAATGAAAATGATAGAAGTAGACAAATGACATTCTATAACACGAGTTCTGGAGATGTTTATTACAACGGAGATGTAGCATTAACACAGTTCAACCAATTCAATGTAGTTGAAATTGAATTAGCCGAAGATGTTAAAGCTGATGATAAAGACGGTTTCACTTTCTATACGGATAAAGGAAACATCTCAGTAATTAAAGATGTCGATTTAAAAGCAGGCGATAAAATCATTTTTGATAACAAGCACACATATAGAGGCAATTTAAATATTGACCTATACAACAAAACGTTAGAACAACCGGTGTTGTATCCCGGTTGGAATCATTTTAAAGCCAACAGACTTATGAAAAAGATAGTCTTTAGACACAAATTATATTACAGATAAGGAGTAGCATATGCCGGTATTATTAAAAAGTTTGCAAGGCGTCGGTCATGCGATTCATGTTAATACAAAATTAAACGAAAAATTGAATGAAGATAGCACGTTAGACATTGATATGATAGAAAATGCCAGCACTTTCGACGCAATCGGCGCTATTACAAAGATGTGGACTATCACAAACGTAAAGGGGGAAGATGACCTCAACGAATATGTAATAGTAATGCTTGATAAATCAACAATCGGAAACAAAATCAAACTTAGTATCAAAGCGAGACAAAAAGAATTAGATGATCTAAACAATTCTAGGATTTACCAAGAATATAACGAAAGTTTCACAGGCGTAGAGTTTTTTAACACTGTATTTAAAGGAACTAGTTATAAGTACGTATTGCACACTAAGGTTGACGCATCAAAGTTCGAGGGATTAGGCAAGGGAGACACAAGACTTGAGATATTCAAAAAAGGACTTGAACGCTATCATCTCGAATATGAGTACGACGCTAAAACAAAAACATTTCACTTGTATGACGAATTATCAAAAGTAGCAAACTACTATATTAAATCAGGTGTAAATGCTGATAACGTCAAAATTCAAGAAGATGCTTCTAAATGCTACACATATATAAGAGGTTATGGCGACTTTGACGGTCAGCAAACTTTTACAGAGGCTGGGTTACAATTCGAATTCACACACCCATTAGCACAACTGATTGGTAAAAGGGAAGCGCCTCCGTTAATAGATGGACGCATAAAAAAAGAAGATGTTTTGAAAAAATCAATGGAGCTAGTGATAAAGAAAAGTGTCACTGCTTCTATTTCTTTGGACTTCGTAGCACAGCCTGAGCATTTTCCAGAGGCTAACCCTAGAATTGGCGATATTGTAAGAGTAGCTGAACCAACTATAGGCTATAACGATTTAGTGAGAATAGTCGAAATCACTACACATAGAGATGCGTACAATAACATTATTAAACAAGATGTAGTATTAGGCGATTTTACAATGCGTGACAGATATAGAAAAGCTATCCATGAAGCTACGAACTATGTTAAGAATGTAAAAACAACTAAGTCAGACCCAGCTAAGTACTTGAGAGAACTAAACGCTAAAGTTAACGCTAGTTTATCTATAAATAACGAATTAGTTAAGCAGAATGAAAAAATAAACGCAAAAGTCGATAAGATGAGTACTAAAACAGTTACAACTGCGAATGGCACGATCATGTACGACTTTACGAGTCAATCAAGTATAAGAAATATCAAATCTATTGGAACGATTGGCGATTCTGTAGCTAGAGGGTCGCATGCAAAAACTAATTTCACAGAAATGTTAGGCAAGAAATTAAAAGCTAAAACGACTAACCTTGCAAAAGGTGGCGCAACTATGGCAACTGTTACAGATACAAACAACGTTGAAAATAGTATTTATAGGCAAGCGGAACAAATAAGAGGCGACTTAATCATATTACAAGGCACTGATGATGACTGGTTACACGGTTATTGGGCAGGCGTACCGATAGGCACTGATAAAACGGACACTAAAACGTTTTATGGTGCCTTTTGTTCTGCAATTGAAGTTATACGGAAGAATAATCCGGATTCAAAAATACTAGTAATGACAGCTACTAGACAATGTCCTATGCGTGGTACAACGATACGCCGTAAAGATACGGATAAAAACAAACTAGGGTTAACGTTAGAGGATTATGTCAACGCTCAAATACTAGCTTGTAGCGAGTTGGACGTACCAGTGTTTGACGCATATCACACAGACTACTTTAAGCCATACAATCCAGCTTTTAGGAAAGCGAGCATGGAGGACGGCTTACACCCTAACGAAAAAGGTCACGAGGTTATTATGTACGAGTTAATCAAGGATTATTACAGTTTTTACGACTAAAGGAGGCAACCAATGGCTTACGGATTAATAACAAGTTTGCATTCTATCACTGGCGAAAAAGTAGTTGCTCAGCATGAGTACAACTATCGATTACTTGATAATGGAATGAGTAAACTTGAAGAGATGTTTATATATCATCAAAAAGAAGAAATATACGCACACTCAGCGAAACAAATTAAATACTTGAATGACAGTGTTGAAGATTATTTAACGTATTTAAATGGCCGTTTTAGCAACATGATAATAGGTCATAACGGCGACGGTATCAACGAGGTAAAAGACGCGCGTGTTGATAATACTGGTTATGATCATAAGACATTGCAAGATCGTTTGTATCATGATTATTCAACACTAGATGCTTTCACTAAAAAGGTTGAGAAAGCTGTAGATGAACACTATAAAGAATATCAAGCGACAGAATACCGATTTGAACCAAAAGAGCAAGAACCGGAATTCATCACAGATTTATCGCCATATACTAACGCAGTAATGCAATCATTTTGGGTAGACCCTAGAACAAAAATTATTTACATGACACAAGCGCGTCCAGGCAATCATTACATGTTATCTAGATTGAAGCCTAACGGACAATTTATTGATAGACTGCTAGTTAAAAATGGCGGACACGGCACACACAACGCCTATAGATATATCGGCAATGAGTTGTGGATTTATTCAGCAGTGTTAGACGCTAACAACAATAACAAGTTTGTACGCTTTAAATACAGAAGCGGAGAAATGACGTATGGCAACGAAATGCAAGACGTTATGCCAAATGTATTTAACGATAGATATACGTCAGCAATTTATAATCCTATAGAAAACTTAATGGTTTTTAGACGTGAATATAAAACTTCTGAACAACAAGCTAAGAACGCATTAAATTTTGTTGAAGTAAGAAGTGCTGACGATATTGATAAAGGTATAGACAAAGTACTGTACCAAATGGATATCCCTATGCAATACACATCAGGTACGCAACCTATGCAAGGTATTGCTTATGATGCGGGTATCTTATATTGGTACACTGGCGATTCTAATCCGGCTAATCCTAATTACTTACAAGGCTTTGATATCAAAACGAAAGAATTGTTATTTAAACGTCGTATCGATATAGGCGGTGTGAATAACAACTTTAAAGGAGATTTCCAAGAGGCTGAGGGTCTAGATATGTATTACGATCTAGAAACAGGACGTAAAGCACTTTTAATCGGGGTAACTATTGGACCAGGTAACAACAGACATCACTCAATTTATTCTATCGGCCAAAGAGGTGTTAACCAATTCTTAAAAAACATTGCACCTCAGGTATCGATGACTGATTCAGGTGGGCGTGTTAAACCATTACCAGTGCAAAACCCAGCATATCTAAGTGATGTTACCGAAGTTGGTCATTACTATATCTATACGCAAGACACACAAAATGCGTTAGATTTCCCGTTACCGAAAGCGTTTAGAGATGCAGGTTGGTTCTTTGATGTACTGCCTGGACACTATAATGGTGCTCTAAGACAAGTACTTACCAGAAACAGCACAGGTAGAAATATGCTTAAATTCGAACGTGTCATTGACATTTTCAATAAGAAAAACAACGGAGCATGGAATTTCTGCCCGCAAAACGCCGGTTATTGGGAACATATCCCTAAGAGTATTACAAAATTATCAGATTTAAAAATCGTTGGTTTAGATTTCTATATCACTACTGAAGAATCAAACCGATTTACTGATTTTCCTAAAGACTTTAAAGGTATTGCAGGTTGGATATTAGAAGTAAAATCGAATACACCAGGTAACACAACACAAGTATTAAGACGTAATAACTTCCCGTCTGCACATCAATTTTTAGTTAGAAACTTTGGTACTGGTGGCGTTGGTAAATGGAGTTTATTCGAAGGAAAGGTGGTTGAATAATGGTAGTAGATAATTTTTCGAAAGATGATAACTTAATCGAGTTACAAACAACATCACAATATAATCCGGTTATTGACACAAACATCAGTTTCTATGAATCAGATAGAGGAACTGGTGTTTTAAATTTTGCAGTAACTAAGAATAACAAGCCGTTATCAATCAGTAAACATAATGCGATGACTAGCATTGTGCTTAAGACGGATAACTTCGACGATGAACACGGCGCTTATATTAGTGATGACCTTACAATTGTTGATGCAATTAACGGAAGAATGCAATATGTTATCCCTAACGAGTTTTTAAAATACACTGGACGAGTACATGCGCAAGCATATTTTACTCAAAACGGTAGCAATAACGTAATTGTAGAGCGTCAATTTAGCTTCAATATCCAGAATGATCTAATTAGTAATTTTGACGGTAAAACAAAGCTAGTTTATATCAAATCAATTCAGGACTTAACAGAAAGTGTTAAAGAAGAAGTTGAGGACTTAAAGAAAAGTTTGAGTGATACAAAATCGTTGGTTACTGAAATTGATAGTCGTATTAATCAAGGTATTCAAAGATTAGAAATCAAACAAAATGAAGCGGTACAGATGATTACAACAACACAAGACAAAGCCGTTCAATATATAAATAGCGAGTTCCAGAAAATTGTTGATAAAGAGCAAGCGATTTTTGAACGTGTTAACGAAGTTGAACAACAAATCAATGGCGCTGACCTTGTTAAAGGTAATTCAACAACAAATTGGCAAAAGTCTAAACTTACTGATGATTACGGTAAAGCGATCGAATCATCTGAACAGTCAATAGAAGCTGTTTTAAGACACGCTAACTCATCTATGATTATTCATATTACTAATGCAAAAGATGCGCCAACATTTAAAGATATAGGCACTTTAGAGACGCCTAAAGAAGATGGCGTTGATGATGGTTCTGAAGTTTCAGCAACTACGAATACTTTAGGGAAATCAGGCTTGTTAGTTGTTTATGTTGTTGATGACAGTACAGCTCGTGCTACATGGTATCCAGACGATTCAAATGATGAGTACACAAAATATAAAATCGGTGGCACATGGTATCAGTTCTATAAAAAAGTTGACGAAGAATTAACGAAGAAATTTGTTGAAGAAACGTCTAACAACGCTTTAAATCAAGCTAAGCAGTATGTAGATGATAAATTCGGAACAACGAGCTGGCAACAACATAAGATGACAGAGGCGAATGGTCAATCAATTCAAGTTAACTTAAATAATGCGCAAGGCGATTTGGGATATTTAACTGCTGGTAATTACTATGCAACAAGAGTGCCGGATTTACCAGGTAGCGTTGAAAGTTATGAGGGTTATTTATCGGTATTCGTTAAAGATGATACAAACAAGCTATTTAACTTCACACCTTATAACTCTAAAAAGATTTACACACGATCAATCACAAACGGCAGACTTGAGCAACAGTGGACAGTTCCTAATGAACATAAATCAACGGTATTGTTCGACGGTGGCGCAAATGGTGTAGGTACAACAATCAATCTAACTGAACCGTACACAAACTATTCTATTTTGTTGGTAAGTGGAACTTATCCAGGTGGCGTTATTGAGGGATTCGGACTAACCGCATTACCTAACGCGATTCAATTGAGTAAAGCGAATGTAGTTGACTCAGACGGCAACGGTGGCGGTATTTATGAGTGCTTACTATCCAAAACAAGTAGCACTACTTTAAGAATAGATAACGATGTGTACTTTGATTTAGGTAAAACATCAGGTTCTGGAGCGAATGCCAACAAAGTTACTATAACTAAAATTATGGGGTGGAAATAATGAAAATCACAGTAAACGATAAAAACGAAGTTATCGGATTCGTTAATACTGGCGGTTTACGCAATAGTTTAGATGTAGACGATAACAATGTGCCTATCAAATTCAAAGAAGAGTTCGAACCTAGAAAGTTCGTTTTCACTAACGGCGAAATTAAATACAATAGCAATTTCGAAAAAGAAGACGTACCGAATGCATCAAACCAACAAAGTGCGTCAGATTTAAGTGATGAGGAACTTCGCGGAATGGTTGCGAGTATGCAAATGCAGGTGGCACAAGTAAACGTATTAACAATGGAATTAGCTCAACAAAACGCTATGTTAACACAACAGTTGACTGAACTGAAAACTAACAAAACAAGTACTGAGGGGGACGTTTAAATAATGAAGATGATTTATCCAACTTTTAAAGACATTAAAACTTTTTATGTTTGGGGTTACTATAAAAACGAGCAAATTAAGTGGTACGTAGACAAGGGTTTAATCGATAAAGAAGAATACGCTTTAATCACTGGAGAAAAATATCCAGAAACAAAAGATGAAAAGTCACAGGTGTAATGCTTGTGGCTTTTTAATTTGAATAAAGTGGGTGGCATAATGTTTGGATTTACCAAACGACATGAACAAGATTGGCGTTTAACGCGATTAGAAGAAAATGATAAGACTATGTTTGAAAAATTCGACAGAATAGAAGATAGTCTTAGAGCGCAAGAAAAGATTTATGACAAATTAGATAGAAATTTTGAAGAATTAAAGCGCGACAAGGTAGAAGATGAAAAGAATAAAGAAAAGAATGCCAAGAATATTAGAGACATAAAAATGTGGATTCTAGGTTTGATAGGGACTATCTTCAGTACGATTGTCATAGCTTTACTAAGAACTGTTTTTGGTATTTAAAGGAGGTGATTACCATGCTTAAAGGGATTTTAGGATATAGCTTCTGGGCGTGCTTCTGGTTTGGTAAATGTAAATAACAGTTAAGAGTCAGTGCTTCGGCACTGGCTTTTTATTTTGATTGAAATGAGGTGCATACATGGGATTACCTAACCCAAAGACTAGAAAGCCTACAGCTAGTGAAGTGGTGGAGTGGGCAAAGTCGAATATTGGTAAGAGGATTAATATAGATAATTATCGGGGCAGTCAATGTTGGGATACACCTAACTTTATTTTTAAAAGATATTGGGGTTTTGTAACATGGGGCAATGCTAAGGATATGGCTAATTACAGATATCCTAAGGGTTTCCGATTCTATCGTTATTCATCTGGATTTGTACCGGAACCTGGAGACATCGCAGTTTGGCACCCTGGCAGCGGAATAGGTTCGGACGGACACACCGCAATAGTAGTAGGACCATCTAATAAAAGTTATTTTTATAGCGTTGACCAAAACTGGGTTAATTCTAATAGTTGGACAGGTTCTCCGGGAAGTTTAGTAAGACACCCTTATGTAAGTGTTACAGGCTTTGTCAGGCCTCCATATTCAAAAGATACTAGCAAACCTAGTAGTACTGATACAAGTTCAGCATCAAAAGCCAATGACTCAACAATTACTGGCGAAGCGAAGAAACCGCAATTTAAAGAAGTTAAAACAGTAAAATACACTGCTTACAGCAATGTTTTAGATAAAGAAGAGCATTTCATTGATCATATAGTTGTAATGGGTGATGAACGCTCAGATATTCAAGGATTATATATAAAAGAATCAATGCATATGCGTTCTGTAGACGAACTGTATACGCAAAGAAATAAGTTTATAAGCGATTATGAAATACCGCATTTATATGTCGATAGAGAGGCTACATGGCTTGCTAGACCAACCAATTTTGATGACCCGCGTCACCCTAATTGGCTAGTTATTGAAGTATGTGGTGGTCAAACAGATAGTAAGCGTCAATTCTTAATGAACCAAATACAAGCTTTAATACGGGGTGTATGGTTGTTGTCAGGAACAGATAAAGAATTATCTGAAACGACGTTAAAGGTAGACCCTAATATTTGGCGTAGTATGAAAGATTTAATTAATTACGACTTGATTAAGCAAGGTATACCGGATGACGCAAAGTATGAGCAAGTCAAAAAGAAAATGCTTGAGACGTACATCAAACGAGATATATTGACACGAGAAAATATTAAAGAAGTAACTACAAAAACAACAATAAGAATTAGTGATAAAACATCGGTTGACAGTGCGTCAACAAGAGGACCCACTGCATCAGACGAAAAACCAAGCATCGTTACTGAAAAAAGTCCATTCACGTTCCAGCAAGCACTGGATAGACAAATGTCTAGGGGTAACCCGAAAAAATCTCATACATGGGGCTGGGCTAATGCAACACGAGCACAAACGAGCTCAGCAATGAATGTTAAGCGAATATGGGAAAGTAACACACAATGCTATCAAATGCTTAATTTAGGCAAGTATCAAGGCGTTTCAGTTAGTGCGCTTAATAAGATACTCAAAGGGAAAGGAACGCTAGACGGACAAGGCAAAGCGTTTGCAGAAGCCTGTAAGAAAAACAACATTAACGAAATCTATTTGATCGCGCACGCTTTCTTAGAAAGTGGATACGGAACAAGTAACTTCGCTAGTGGTAGATACGGTGCATATAATTACTTCGGTATTGGTGCATTCGACAACGACCCTGATTATGCAATGAAATTTGCTAAGAATAAAGGTTGGACAACTCCAGCAAAAGCAATCATGGGCGGTGCTAGCTTCGTAAGAAAGGATTACATCAACAAAGGGCAGAATACACTGTACAGAATCAGATGGAATCCTAAGAATCCAGCTACGCACCAATACGCTACTGCTATAGAGTGGTGCCAACATCAAGCTAGTACAATAGCTAAGCTATATAAACAAATCGGCTTAAAAGGTATCTATTTTATAAGAGATAAATATAAATAAAGAGGTGTATAAATGTACAAAATAAAAGATGTGGAAACGAGAATAAAAAATGATGGTGTTGACTTAGGTGACATTGGCTGTCGATTTTACACTGAAGATGAAAATACAGCATCTATAAGAATAGGTATCAATGACAAACAAGGTCGTATCGATCTAAAAGCACATGGCTTAACACCTAGATTACATTTATTTATGGAAGATGGCTCTATATTCAAAAATGAGCCCCTTATTATCGACGATGTTGTAAAAGGGTTCATTACCTACAAGATACCTAAAAAGGTTATCAAACACGCTGGTTATGTTCGTTGTAAGCTGTTTTTAGAGAAAGAAGAACAAAAAATACATGTCGCGAACTTTTCTTTCAATATCATTGATAGTGGTATTGAATCTGCTGTAGCAAAAGAAATCGATGTTAAATTGGTAGATGATGCTATTACGAGAATCTTAAAAGATAACGCGACAGATTTATTGAGCAAAGACTTTAAAGAGAAAATAGATAAAGATGTCATTTCTTACATCGAAAAGAATGAAAGTAGATTTAAAGGTGCGAAAGGTGATAAAGGCGAACCGGGACAACCTGGTGCAAAAGGTGAAGCAGGTAAAAAAGGAGAACAAGGCGTACCCGGTAAAAACGGTACTGTAGTATCAATCAATCCTGACACTAAAATGTGGCAAATTGATGGTAAAGATACAAATATCAAAGCAGAACCTGAGTTATTGGACAAAATCAATATCGCAAATGTTGAAGGGTTAGAAGATAAATTGCAAGAAGTTGAAAAAAACAAAGAGGCAACTCTCAAAGACTCTAAAACGTATACAGATTCAAAAATTGCTGAACTAGTTGATAGCGCGCCTGAATCTATGAATACACTAAGAGAATTAGCAGAAGCAATACAAAACAACTCTATTTCAGAAAGTGTATTGCAACAGATTGGCTCAAAAGTTAGTACAGAAGATTTTGAGAGGTTCAAACAAACATTAAACAGTTTGTATGCAGATAAAAATCATAGTCATACAATCAAACAGATTGAAGGATTAGAAAATGCTTTATCAAGAAAATCAGACATAAATCATAATCATGACGAGAGGTATGTTTTGTCGTCTCAAGCTTTTACTAAAAAACAAGCGGATAATTTATATCAACTAAAAGGCGCATCTCAACCGACGGTTAAAATTTGGACAGGAACAGAAAATGAATATAACTATATATATCAAAAAGACCCGAATACGTTATATTTAATTAAAGGGTGATGACATGGAAGCTAATTTAAAAGGTGTAAAGAAATTGGTATACAAAGGGGTTGAATACTCTAAAGTATTTGCAGGTAATACAAAAGTTTGGTCTAAACCGCCGTCTTTTGTAATTAAACCCTTACCTAAAAATAAATATCCGGATAGCATAGAAGATTCAACAGCAAAATGGACAATAAATGGAGTTGAACCTAACAAAAATTATCAGGTGACAATAGAAAATGTACGTAGCGGTATAATGAGGATTTCGCAAACTAATTTAGGGTCAAGTGATTTAGGAATATCAGGAGTCAATAGCGGAGTGGCAAGTAAAAACATTAACTTTAGTAATCCTTCAGGGATGTTGTATGTCACTATAAGTGATGTTTATTCAGGATCTCCAACATTGACCATTGAATAATTTTAAACGACTAATTTTTTAGTCGTTTTTTATTTTGGATAAAAGGAGCAAACAAATGGATATTAACTGGAAATTGAGATTCAAAAACAAAGCAGTACTAACTGGTTTAGTTGGAGCATTGTTGCTATTTATCAAGCAAGTCACGGATTTATTCGGATTAGATTTATCTACTCAATTAAATCAAGCTAGCGCAATTATAGGCGCTATCCTCACGTTACTTACAGGTATTGGCGTTATTACTGACCCAACGTCAAAAGGCGTCTCAGATTCATCTATAGCACAGACATATCAAGCGCCTAGAGACAGTAACAAAGAAGAACAACAAGTTACGTGGAAATCATCACAAGACAGCAGTTTAACGCCGGAATTAAGCACGAAAGCACCAAAAGAATATGATACATCACAACCTTTCACAGACGCCTCTAACGATGTTGGCTTTGATGTGAATGAGTATTATCATGGAGGTGGCGACAATGCAAGCAAAATTAACTAAAAAAGAGTTTATAGAGTGGTTGAAAACTTCTGAGGGAAAACAATTCAATGTGGACTTATGGTATGGATTTCAATGCTTTGATTATGCCAATGCTGGTTGGAAAGTTTTGTTTGGATTACTTCTAAAAGGTTTAGGTGCAAAAGATATACCATTTGCAAACAATTTCGATGGACTAGCTACTGTATACCAAAATACACCGGACTTTTTGGCACAACCTGGCGACATGGTTGTGTTCGGTAGTAATTACGGTGCAGGATACGGACACGTAGCATGGGTAATTGAAGCAACTTTAGATTATATCATTGTATATGAGCAGAATTGGCTAGGCGGTGGCTGGACTGACGGAATCGAACAACCCGGCTGGGGTTGGGAAAAAGTTACAAGACGACAACATGCTTACGATTTCCCTATGTGGTTTATCCGCCCGAACTTCAAAAGCGAAATAGCACCACGATCAGTTCAATCTCCTACACAAGCACCTAAAAAAGAAACAGCAATTCCACAACCTAAAGCGGTAGAACTTAAAATTATCAAAGATGTGGTTAAAGGTTATGACCTTCCTAAACGTGGTGGTAATCCTAAAGGTATTGTCATTCATAATGACGCAGGAAGCAAAGGGGCGACAGCGGAAGCTTATCGCAACGGATTAGTTAACGCACCTTTATCGAGATTAGAGGCAGGTATTGCACATAGTTATGTATCAGGTAACACAGTGTGGCAAGCTTTAGATGAATCACAAGTAGGTTGGCATACTGCTAACCAATTAGGAAATAAACATTATTACGGTATTGAAGTGTGTCAATCAATGGGTGCAGATAATGCTACGTTCTTAAAAAATGAACAGGCAACTTTCCAAGAGTGCGCTAGATTGTTGAAAAAATGGGGGTTGCCAGCTAACAGAAATACAATCCGATTGCACAACGAATTCACTTCAACATCATGCCCGCACAGAAGCTCAGTATTGCACACTGGTTTTGACCCAGTAACGCGTGGTTTATTGCCAGAAGATAAACGACTACAGCTTAAAGACTACTTTATCAAGCAGATTAGGGCGTACATGGATGGTAAAATACCGGTTGCTACTGTCTCAAATGATTCAAGCGCTTCAAGTAATACAGTTAAACCAGTTGCGAGTGCATGGAAACGTAATAAATATGGTACTTACTACATGGAAGAAAGTGCTAGATTCACAAACGGCAATCAACCAATCACAGTAAGAAAAGTGGGGCCATTCTTATCTTGTCCAGTGGGTTATCAGTTCCAACCTGGTGGATATTGTGATTATACAGAAGTGATGTTACAAGATGGTCATGTTTGGGTAGGATATACATGGGAGGGGCAACGTTATTACTTGCCTATTAGAACATGGAATGGTTCTGCCCCACCTAATCAGATATTAGGTGACTTATGGGGAGAAATCAGTTAGAATGACATAGTCATGTCTATTTAAGCAGGTGCGTTACATACCTGCTTTCTATTTACATTTAAAGATAAAATGTGCTATTATTTTACTAGAACTTTTTAACATTTCTCTCAAGATTTAAATGTAGATAACAGGCAGGTACTACGGTACTTGCCTATTTTTTATGCAAATTTAAAAAAACACTTGAACGATAAACAATTGTTTAGTATAATTATATTTGTAGGTTAGTTGATGACTTACAAATTATGTGTAAGGAGGTGAAAAGCCTCATGCTAGACATAATAAAAACACTTCTAGAACATCAAGTATTGGCAGTACTGATAATTCCAGAAGTGTTAAAACAACTTAGAGAATGGCATCTCGGCTACCTAGACCGAAAGCCAAACAACAAAGATTAACATTATGCTTGGAGCCTGATGGCTCCTCCTTACACTTATATAATATAATATTATTTGGAGGTTTTCAATTATGACAGAACAAATGTATTTAATATTGTTTTTATTAAGCCTACCATTGTTATTATTTATCGGGAGAAAAACACATTTTTATTGTTTAGATAAAAAGAATGGACGTAGATAATATGAGTGATTATAAATTAAAAATAATTGAATTGATCAAAAGTGATATAACAGGTTACCAAATTCACAAACAAACTGGCGTAGCGCAATATGTAATTTCACAATTAAGGCAAGGAAAGCGCGAAGTAGATAACTTAACTTTAAATACAACTGAAAAACTATACAGTTACGCACGACAAGTGTTATAATATAAATGTGAAATGGTCATTCTTGAAATGACTCGGTCGCTACTGGCACAGAACGTTTAAAGTGTCACCACAACATGAACTGAGAATTCATATGACGTTGCTGACGAGCGACAAAGCTCTGTGTTCCTGGATAGGAGTAAGTTTGTGTGGTGGTGCATAACAAGTCGCTGAAATATTTGCGACATAATAAAGCATATTATCGGTTTTATTAAGTGCTAAAGGCACACCTTAACCACCCATACTAGTTACTGGGTGGTTGTTTTTTGTTCGCCATTATGTTCTGTCTACTAAACTCAGATTATCTCATATATTATTTATATAGACGTTAATGTAGGAGGAAAATATATGGACGAAAATGAAAGACTTAATGTTGAATTAAATAAAAGTAATGATTATATTTTTGGTGAAAGCTATGAAATATTTTATGCTAACGCTTTAGATGTGCAGGTAAGCATCACAGATCTTATGGTGGATTTCAAACAACATACCCCTAGCGGATTTTTAAGTAATAAAAAAATTATTATGAATCCTAGTCTAGCAAAGCAATTAAATAAAGCTTTAGAACAAGCTTTATCACAATATGAAAATATGCACGGAACAATTAAAGATATTGATACTCTTCAAAATGAAATGAGCAAAATTTATGGCGATGAATAATATCGTTAAAATCAATAATCATCAACGATATGATAGGTATAGTGTAGGTGGTAGTGAGTTTTATACAAGTGATAGTATTGGTGGAAACCTAGCCTTTAAAAAAGTGGAGGGTGGTAATATGAGTTATGAATACATTACTAGACCGGAATTTGAGGAACACAAAAGGCACTTAGATACTAGATTTGATAAAGTTGAAGACAGTATAAAAAAGTCACAAATTTCGTTGAGTAAAGACATAGACTTAGCAATAAAAAATTTGAAAGATGAAATCAACGATAAAAAATTAACTAGTAATCGCTTTTGGATAGGTATAGCTGCACCTACTGTTGTAAGTATTATCGGTATTATAATAGGTGTATTTTTTAAATAACAAGGCGATTCATGTTAAATAAAACATAGATATATTAAATTCGGTTTTTTAATACAACAAAACCACACCACCTATTAATTTAGGAGTGTGGTTATTTTAATATATGAAGCTAAAATAACTACAAATGATACCATTTTTGATACCAAAAAATAATAATCTCAAAATTTCGAGAGAAATAACTTCGTTTTAAATCGTATTAAATCAATGTTTCTATAAAAATAAGTCCTTAAAAATTAGTTTTTTCAATCGAAATGGAAGGTAGTATTGGATAGCTTTAAACCACGTTGTTAAGCCATTCTTAACTGTTGAAAACGGTTATTGATACCATTTTGATACCATTTACTTGTCAAAAATGGCTATTGCATCGTGTTTTTTCTGAGTGTATAAATGGCTGTAAGTGCCCATCGTTTCAGTGATTTGAGCATGTCTCATAAGTGACTGTAAAACGAAAATATCTACACCATTATTTGCAAGATAAGATGCATAAGAATGTCTTAACGCGTGAATGTTATAATGGGGGAAAGCTTTTTGAAATTTCTTTTGAACATGACTGTAATGTTTGGGAGCCATTCCTCCGAAAATAAAATAACTACGTTCATCAAAATATTTGTTTAACTCTTTTTCACGTTGATGTCGTTCAGTTAACATTGTATTGATGAATTTAGGTAAAGGAACAATATCCTCTGAACTATCTGTTTTTGGTCTCGGATATATAGTTCTATTAGAGATGTCCATTGTTTTATTTATGGATATCTCTTTTTTGTATTTATTGTAGTCTGTCCAAACAAGAGCCATAGCTTCGCCAATCCTTAAACCTGTATAAAACATTAATGTAAATAACTCTCTGTAATCTTGCTCTTCAATGTCTTTGATTCTTTCTTCAAATTCTTCACGCATCATAAACTTAGGTTTTGGCTTTACACGCGGAATAGGTTTAATTGATATTGTTGGATCTGTACGTAATCCAAAGTATTTTTTGGCATAATTAATTACAACTTTAAAACCTGACCAAATTGTACGAGCAGAATTTGTTGATGCTACATTCTCTATTAGATATTTACGAAACTCTTGGCATTGATTTTGTGTTATCTTATTCATTTTTATGTGCCCGAACTTAGCTTTAAAGTGTTTATGATATTCATTTTGTTTGCGTCGTTTTGTTTTAGGTCTCAAATCGCTATTTTCTAAATAGTGATTAAAAACATAATCAAATGTTTTAGAATCGCTATATCCTTCGTTTACGTCATTCAAAAAAATAGCCTCTGCTCTCTTAGCTTCACGCTTAGTTGAAAAACCGCGTTGCATCTTACGTTTGTTATTACCGTATACATCTTTATATCTAATGGAAAAATACCATTTACCTGTATTATCATTCTTATATACTGGCATTTTGCTTCTCCCTCCTCAAAATTGGCAAAAAAATAATAAGGGTAGGCGGGCTACCCGAAATTTTATTATTGAACAACTATTGCTTCGCTTCTTGCTTTTCCTACTTCTTTTCTAAAACTATCATATGACTGATTAGGGTGTGTTAACGACATTCCTGGACCACCTCCAGCATGTTGGTTTTTGTCCGGATTATTTTCCATTTCTTCAGTGGCTCTTTTAGCATTTAAATATTCTTCGTAACTAGGTTCGTTTGGGTCGCGTGGTTGTGCTTGTTGTCCATTATTGGTAGCTGGAAGATTCTTCTGTACCTGTTGCTTAGATGTGTTATTGGTTTGTTGATTGTTGTTAATGTTTGTGTTGTTCTCGTTGTTTACTTGATTATTTTTATCGTTTTGATTAGCATTTTCTTTTTTAGCTTCTGCTTTTTCTTTAGTTTCTTTCTTTTTATCTTTGTTCTCTTTCTTCGTTTCCGTTTTCTTGCTTTCCTCTTTCTTATCGCCGTCGTTACTACCACATGCGCCTAACACCAACGTACTTGCTAATAGTAAACCTAATAATCTTTTCATGTTCATTTCTCCTTTGTTTATATTTCCTTATATTTAAAAACTCTCAACGGCTCAAATGTAATAGAATACTCGCCATAGTGAGTTCCAATACCATATATCTTTTTATATTGTTCTATTGCTTCTAATATGTATTCTTCGCTTAATTGCAGATACTCAGACAACTCATATAAATTACGTACACCGTAATTGTGCGCTTCAACAATTTCGCGTAACGGGACTGCTGAGATAAAGCCGTGTCGTCTTGCGTAATTTTCAAACTTGCGATTGTTGAATTTCGATTGATCTAAAATGTTGCCATACGTCAACTTGTGGTGGGCAAGTTCTTCATATAATACTTCAGCTTTGCGTGTTTCTGACAAATTATTGTCTATAAGCACAATTCCATCTGAATAAAAACCTGCGTACCCCTCTGGAAGCTCTACGAAATCTCTTACTTCTATGTGGTCATTTTCAATTAATAGTTTTTCATATCTCGACATCAAAACCTTACCCCTTGTTGTTTAATCTTTCTTTTTAAATCTGTCAATCAATCCCATAATATAGTCTACATCTTCTTGTTTTAATTCCCCCTCAAGATGAGCTGCCATAGTTTGATGTTTGTCAGGTTCCATAGCTTTCAGTCCGCTTAATTCATCTAATGATACATTAAAATAATTTGCTAAAGCACTTGCGTGTTCCATAGAAGGGCTAGTTAGACCTTTTTCCCATCTGTCAATTGATGCTTTTGAAAATTTAACTTCGTATTTTTCATTTAGTCTGGTTGCTAATTCTTGTAAAGACAAGTTACGAGACTTTCGTAAAGTATTTAAGTTATTAGGGAAATTTGACATTTATTTTACTCCTTAATTTGTATTTTACAAACTTATTATATAAGTTTGTTCTCATTTTTGCAACACGTTTTACAAATTTATTTCTCAAAAATGAAATTTATTTGTTGACACCTAAACAAACAGCTTGTATAGTTGTTAGTGTAATCTCATAAATGAGACGAAAGGAGGATGGAAAAGTGAATAAAGTTAGATATCAGAGTTTGAGAAATTTCATTGATGAGAGTGAATATACCCACAAACAAGTTGCCGATATGATTGGTATGAACCCCGCTAGATTCAGTCAAAAGATAAATAAAAATAAAAGTAACTTTACTATTGATGAAGCCAGTGCGATATGTACAGTTTTAAAAATAAGTATGGATGATTATTTTTTTAACCAAAACGTCTCAAAAATGAAACGACAAAAAGAAACACAAACATCTTAACAGGAGGAAACTATGGAACAAATCACATTAACCAAACAAGAGTTAAAAGAAATCATCGCAAAAGAAGTTGCAAAAACATTGTACGGAGATAAAAGTTTGTTTCCTGGGGCTATTTTCAACGATGTGAAGATAGACGAAGAAGAAATCTCAAAAATTAACGGAAGTTTTCCTTTCACTCGATACATCAAAACGCCATACAGAGGACACCACTACATGCCTTTAGCGTTAAAGAAATATCGCCGAGGAAATGAATGGTTTAACGGTAAAGTAACAGACGACCAAATTCACGACCACATAAGAAAGCTCACGCTTTCAATGTACGGCGTAACTCTTAACTCTGATTTGAGCGAAGTTGAATACACACAAGCAGCAGAGACATACAACGCACTAAAAGAGTTTTACTTACATCTATACAAAAAAAGATTAAGCGAATTAGGCTTAAAAGATTTTGAGTAAAAAAACACACACCTTGTCGTAGAAGGTATGTGTTACGGAAATTTTGTTTGGTTCTAATCACTACGACTAACAGCACAATTTTTGCTGGTATCGTCCCCAGCCCTGTATGGTGCTTAGGTTTTCCATCAAAGTCTAGCGTCCTAAAAGTTACTACCTTCTAGTACGCATACCTTGTTAACGTCTCAGTTGACTGTGGAACACAACAAACGATGTTCTAATTTAGACTTACTAACCTATAAAACCACAGGATGATTTAAAACCTCGCATAAGCAAGGAAATCACCTCCCAGTTTAGTGGGGTTGGATTAATTATATAACGAAATATCGTTATGGACAATAAGGAGTGGTAAGATGCTGAACTTAAAAGAATTGAGAGAAGAAAAGGGGATAACACGCTATCAACTAGCGAAGCTAACAGAATTACAAAACTCGACAATTCGATCTATCGAAACAGAAGTTAAAAATCCCGGCTTTCTCACAGTAAAAAAAATATGCGATGCACTACAAGTTGATATCGCTAATGTAAAGGAGAAATAAAATGCAAGCATTACAAACAAAATCGAACATCGGCGAAATGTTCAACATACAAGAAAAAGAAAATGGAGAAATCGCAATCAGTGGTCGAGAACTTCATCAAGCATTAGAAGTTTCAACTAGGTACGATAAGTGGTTCGAAAGAATGACGGAATATGGTTTTGAAAACGGGATAGATTTTATTTCGCAAGTTGAAAAAGTACACGGTCAAAAAAGGGCGCGTACTTATGAACAAGTTAATCATATTCTCACTCTCGACACTGCAAAAGAAATCGCAATGATTCAACGTAGTGAACCTGGCAAACGTGCAAGACAATACTTTATCCAAGTAGAGAAAGCATGGAACAGCCCAGAAATGATTATGCAACGTGCTTTAAAAATTGCTAACAACACAATCAATCAATTAGAAACAAAGATTGAACGTGATAAACCAAAAATTGTATTTGCAGATGCAGTAGCTACAACCAAGACATCAATTTTAGTTGGAGAGTTAGCAAAGATCATTAAACAAAACGGTATAAACATCGGGCAACGCAGATTGTTTGAGTGGTTACGTCAAAACGGATTCCTTATTAAACGCAAGGGTGTGGATTATAACATGCCTACACAGTATTCAATGGAACGTGAGTTATTCGAAATTAAAGAAACATCAATTACACATTCGGACGGTCACACATCAATTAGTAAGACACCAAAAGTAACAGGCAAAGGACAACAATACTTTGTTAACAAGTTTTTAGGAGAAAAACAAACAACTTAAAAGGAGGTTCAACAAATGTTACAAAAATTTAGAATCGCTAAAGAAAAAAATAAATTAAAACTTAATTTACTAAAACATGCAAACAGTAATTTAGAAACAAGTAACAACCCTGAACTGTTGCGAGCAGTTGCAGAGTTGCTTAAAGAGATTAATCGATAAATCCGACAACTAATCATCATTTGAATTTGAAAAACTGGTTAATAGATAGCAAAAATACGCTATAAAAAGTACCGAAATATAAAAAGGAGTATTTATTGGTTCGTTATTAATAAACTTTAATAAAAAGTCCCAAATAGCATTACCGCTTACACCTACAGAACTAGCATTAATAAAACCTAAACTGGAGTGATTAATATGCATTATGTCGACAATTTTTTTACCGCTGTAATTATTGCTTTGATGTTGTTTTTGCTCTACTGGATGGGCAGGATTGATGGATTTAATAAAGGTAGAACTATTAGCTACATCGACATTCAAATTTCTAAGAGCATAAGACATTTTCAAAATATCGTTTTTAGGAATGCTCGTAGATTTTATAAAACTATTAAGAACCTCATTAGAAAATAAATTAGATTTGAACATTGGATGATTCTTAGTTACTTGATGCATATAGGAAGCCCAATTAGATAATTTCGATTGGTTAATTCTAATGCTATTCATAACATTATTAACCGTCGATTGAATTTCCAGAGCGTTCATAACATACGAATTATTCATAGTATTTGCGGCTTTAGCGTAAGCTTCGACAGGCAATTTAGACAAGATAGCTTGATTTTTCTTTATTAAATCTAACTGTCGTTGAGTGAGATTTATATTATTCATAATTATCACCTCCTTTCACTAGGAGATAACTAAATTATACACAACACAAAAATAAAAAGGAGAAAAAGATATGATAAAAAATAGTTTGCAAGCTAAAGAACTTGCGGTAATTTTATCTGTTTCAAAATCCAAAGCAGGACAAATAATAAGAGAACTGAATAAAGAGCTTGAAGATGAAGGATACATTGCGATACGAGGCAGAATACCAGTCCAATTAGCTAGGAAAAAATTCCCTTATCACGACTTATCAGACCAGAGAATAATGGAGGAGTTAAAAAAAGAAAATGAGTAACATTTATAAAAGCTACCTAGTAGCAATACTATGCTTCACAGTCTTAGCAATTGTGCTTATGCCATTGCTGTACTTCACTACAGCATGGTCAATCGCGGGATTCGCAAGTATAGCGACATTCATATTTTATAAGGAATACTTTTATGGAGAATAAAAAAACTGCTACTTGCGCCAACAAGTAACAGTGACAAACACTTAAGAAAAATTTCAAGTTAAATATAAAACGAAAAGCGGAGGAAGTCAAGATGTATTACGAAATAGGCGAAATCATACGCAAAAATATTCATGTTAACGGATTCGATTTTAAGCTATTAATTTTAAAAGGTCATATGGGCATATCAATACAAGTTAAAGATATGAACAACGTACCAATTAAACATGCTTATGTCGTAGATGAGAATGACTTAGATATGGCATCAGACTTATTTAACCAAGCGATAGATGAATGGATTGAAGAGAACACAGATGAACAGGACAGACTAATTAACTTAGTCATGAAATGGTAGAGGGGGATTAACTAATGGCTAATCTATATGAGCTATCAGAAGCATTTAAAGAGATGTCTAATCAAGATGAATTAGATCCAACATTACTAAAAGATACATTAGATTCTATCAAAGCAGAAATGAACGTCAAAGTAGACAACATTGTCAATTGGAGACGTGAAACTTTAGGTGACATAGATGTCATAGATAAAGAAATTAAGAGACTTCAAAATTTAAAAAAACAAAAACAAAATTTAACTGATCGTTTAAGAGATTACTTAAAAGAGATGTTAGAAACACAGGAAGTAGATAGTTACCGCACAGCTACTAATCATATTTACAAGCGCAAAAACGGGGCTAGTAAAAATATTATCGATGAAAAACTTATTCCAAAGGATTATTGGCTATCACAAGCGCCAAAGCTTAATTCTAAGCAACTAATCGATGATTTGAAAGCTGGCAAAGATATTCCGGGTGCTGAATTAAAGGTAACGGAAAGTTTGGTGATTAAGTGATGAGTGAGGAACAAGACATTTTACAAGAACTAGGTATTGAAGAAATTAACGAAGATACTCAGAACTATTATTCAATTATGGTATATGGCAAATCAGGAACCGGAAAGACGACTTTAGCCACTAGAGAAAACAACGCTTTTATTATTGATATTCACGAAGATGGCACTCAAGTAACGCGGCAAGGTTTTGTGAAGAGGGTCGACAATTACATTGCTTTTAGAAACACAATTGCGAGTATTGAATCGATTGTAAATACAGCTAGACAAAAAGGAAAGTTACTTGATGTGGTTGTAATTGAAACAGCTCAAAAATTAAGAGATATAACGCTAACTCATGTAATGAATACGCATCAAGTCAAAAAAGCGAGAATACAAGATTATGGGGAAACATCTAAATTGATCGTTAACTCGATTAGGCACCTATTAAAGGTTAAAGATAAGCTCGGATTTCACGTTGTGCTTACAGGACATGAAGGGCTTAACTCAGAAGATAAAGATGAGAACGGAAAAATTATTAACCCTAGAATATCAATTGAAGTACAACCGGCAATACACAATAACTTAGTAACTCAGTTCGACATTATAGGACATACATTTATAGAAGATCATACAGATGAGAACGGAAATGCGACACACGACTATGTATTTTCTGTAGAGCCTTCTAATTTATATACAACTAAAGTTAGGCATAATCCGCAAATAACAATCAATAATCCAGGTATTAAAAATGCTTCAATTTCAAAAATTATAGATATGGCACAAAACGGAAACTAATAAAAAACTAAAAAGGACGGTATTTAATTATGAAAATCACAGGACAAGCGCAATTTACTAAAGAAACAAATCAAGAAAAGTTTTATAACGGCTCAACAGGGTTTCAAGCTGGAGAATTCACAGTGAAAGTTAAAAATATTGAATTCAATGATAGAGAAAATAGATATTTCACAATCGTATTTGAAAATGATGAAGGCAAACAATATAAACATAATCAATTTGTACCGCCGTATAAATATGATTTCCAAGAAAAACAATTGATTGAATTAGTTACTCGATTAGGTATTAAGTTAAATCTTCCTAGCTTAGATTTTGATACCAATGATCTTATTGGTAAGTTTTGTCACTTGGTATTGAAATGGAAATTCAATGAAGATGAAGGTAAGTATTTTACGGATTTTTCATTTATTAAACCTTACAAAAAGGGCGATGATGTTGTTAACAAACCTATTCCGAAGACAGATAAGCAAAAAGCTGAAGAAAATAACGGGGCACAACAACAAACATCAATGTCTCAACAAAGCAATCCATTTGAAAGCAGTGGCCAATTTGGATATGACGACCAAGATTTAGCGTTTTAAGGTGTGGTTTAAATGCAATACATTACAAGATACCAGAAAGACAATGACGGCACTTATTCCGTCGTTGCTACTGGTGTTGAACTTGAACAAAGTCACATTGACTTGCTAGAAAACGGATATCCACTAAAAGCAGAAGTAGAGGTTCCGGACAATAAAAAGTTATCTATAGAACAACGCAAAAAAATATTCGCAATGTGTAGAGATATAGAACTTCACTGGGGCGAACCAGTGGAATCAACTAGAAAATTATTACAAACAGAATTGGAAATTATGAAAGGTTATGAAGAAATCAGTCTGCGTGACTGTTCAATGAAAGTTGCAAGGGAGTTAATAGAACTGATTATAGCGTTTATGTTTCATCATCAAATACCTATGAGTGTAGAAACGAGTAAGTTGTTAAGCGAAGATAAAGCGTTATTATATTGGGCTACAATCAACCGCAACTGTGTAATATGCGGAAAGCCTCACGCTGACCTAGCATATTACGAAGCAGTCGGTAGAGGCATGAACAGAAACAAAATGAATCACTATGGCAAACATGTATTAGCGTTATGTCGCGAACATCATAACCAGCAACATGCGATTGGCGTTAAGTCGTTTGATGATAAATATCACTTGCATGACTCGTGGATAAAAGTTGATGAGAAGCTCAATAAAATGTTGAAAGGAGAAGACAATGGGAGAAGTATCGTGGATAAAACTTAAAGTTGGCATGTTTGATGACAGCAAAATCAAATATATCGAAGCCTTACCCGAAAGAGATACGATCATAACTATTTGGGTTAAGTTGCTAACTTTATCAGGAAAGTACAACGAACAAGGTTATATTATGTTATCCGAAAACTTGCCTTATAACGAAGAAATGTTAGCAAATGAGTTTAGTCGACCTATCAACTCAATAAGGTTAGCAATACAAACTTTTGAGACATTGGGCATGATTGAAAAAGTTAATGGTGTCATAAAAGTGACAAATTGGGAAAAGCACCAAAACATTGAAGGACTCGAGAAAATCAGGGCGCAGAACAGGTTGAGGAAACAAAAGCAACGAGAAAACAACAGAAAATTGCTAAATGGTCACGTGACGTCACGTGACAGTCACGCAACAGAAGAAGATAAAGAATTAGATAAAGAATTAGAAAGAGATAAAGAAAAAGATATAGATAAGAACTTAAGTTCAAATAATAGCGCAACTGACGTTACGCATGAGCAATTTGAGGAATGGTGGAAACTTTACGACAAGAAGAAAGATAAGAAGATGTCTTTTACTAAATTCAAATCATGCTTAAAGAAACATTCTTTTGAACAAATTATGCAAGGTACTCGAGAATATTTAAAAACTATTACAGACAAGCAATATCAAAAGTACCCTAAAACGTTCTTAACTAACGAAAGCTATATGAATGATTATATCGAAGAGATTAAAGAAGAAGTAAACAATCAATATGTAGATGCGTTTCAGCGTGCATCACAATCCAGTATAGAAAATTTACCGTTTTAAAGGAGTGAGAAAGTGGAGTCATTCCAGAACTTAGCAAAGAAACCAACTTTAAAAAAACAAATCATTGAACAAGCGTTTGATTTGAAATGTGAGAACTGTGGACGTAAGTACGACTATTACAAATTCGATGACGGTTCAGAATTCAAACATGGTTGTGACTGCGAAATGATAGAGTACGCCAAACAATCAACTGAAAACTATCACAAGAGAAATAGACGAAGAAAAGCAGAACGCATATTCAAACAATCGATAATGAACGAAGATCTAACGAAAGCAACGTTTGATAATTACAATCCGACTAATGAACAACTAGTCTATGCGAAAAACTTATGCGAACGTTACGCAAACAATTTCACGTTAGACAATAAACAATCGCTACTAATTCAAGGCTCATTTGGTACAGGTAAATCACACTTATCAATGAGTATTGTTAAATCAGTTAAAGCTAAAGGCTACACAGTGCTATATATGAACGTACCTCAATTGATATCAACAATTAAAAACACTTATAACAACCAAACTGCTATGACTGAACAGGAATTGGCTCAAATTATAAGTGATGTCGATTTAATGGTATTCGATGACTACGGTATCAACATGAACGAATTCGCTACTAGTAAGATGTTTGAGCTTATCGAAAGTAGAATAGGCAAACACAATATCTTTACTACCAACTTAGACGAGAAAGAAATGACAAAAAACAAAGACTTACAACGTATATTCAGCAGAATCATGAGCAACACAACGCTTATCAAGATGGACGGTCAAGATTACAGGACTAGAGGTTTAAAACTATGATTACCAAAGAATTTTTAAAAACTAAACTTGAGTGTTCAGATGTGTACGCTCAGAAACTCATAGACGAGGCACAGGGAGACGAAAACAAGTTATATAACCTATTTATCCAAAAACTTGCAGAACGTCACACACGCCCCGCTATCGTCGAATATTAAGGAGTGTTAAAAATGCCGAAAGAAAAATATTACTTATACCGAGAAGATGGCACAGAAGATATTAAGGTTATCAAACATGAAGATAACGAGAATGAAGTTTATTCGCTCACAGGAGCCCATTTCAGCGACGAAAAGAAAATTATGACTGATAGTGACCTAAAACGATTCAAAGGCGCTCACGGGCTTCTATATGAGCAAGAGCTAGGTTTACAAGCAACGATATTTGATATTTAGAGGTGGACGATGAGTAAATACAACGCTAAGAAAGTTGAGTATAAAGGGATTGTATTTGATAGCAAAGTAGAATGTGAATATTACCAATATTTAGAAAGTAATATGAATGGCACTAACTATGATCGTATCGAACTACAACCGAAATTCGAACTACAACCTAAATTTGGGAAGCAAAGACCGATTACGTATATAGCCGATTTCTCTTTGTGGAAGGAAGGGAAACTGGTTGAAGTTATAGACGTTAAAGGTAAGGCGACTGAAGTTGCCAACATCAAAGCGAAGATATTCAGATATCAGTATAGAGATGTGAATTTAACGTGGATATGTAAAGCGCCTAAATACACAGGTCAAGAATGGATGGTATATGAGGACTTAGTGAAAGTCAGACGTAAAAGAAAAAGAGAAATGAAGTGATTTAATGCAACAACAAGCATATATAAACGCAACGATTGATATAAGGATATCTACAGAAGTTGAATATCATCTTTTCGATGATGTGGATAACGAAAAAGATGCGCTGGCAAAGCGCTTAGATGACAATCCGGATGAATTACTAAAGTATGACAGTATAACAATAAGACATGCATATATAGAGGTGGAATAAATGGCGAAAACAGCAAGAATTGTAAGGATACACGATAAACCGTATAGGTTCAGTAAATTTGAAATGGAGTTAATTGAAAGTCACGGTATAACACCCGGAATGGTTTCTAAAAGAGTAAAAGACGGTTGGGAACTACATGAAGCAATGGACGCACCAGAAGGCATGCGTTTAAGCGAGTACAGAGAAAAGAAAACAATAGAAAGACTGGAACAAGCTAGACTCGAACGCAAATTGGAAAGACAGCGAAAGAAAGAGGCAGAGCTAAGAAGAAAGAAGCCACATTTGTTTAATGTTCCTCAGAAACATTCAAGAGGACGTTATGCGTGCTACCTGATGGAAAACGACATATTCGTGAAAGTTAAGAAGTAGACCATGACAGATAGCGCACGCAAAGAATACTTAAGCCGATTTTTCGGCTCTAAGAGATATCTGTATCAGGATAACGAACGAGTGGCACATATCCATGTAGTAAACGGCGCTTATTACTTTCATGGGCATATCGTGCCAGGTTGGCAAGGCGTGAAAAAGACATTTGATACAGCTGAAGATCTTGAAACATATATAAAGCAACAGGATTTGGAATACGAGGAACAGAAGCAACTAACTTTATTTTAAGGAGATGGAAATAATGAAAATCAAAGTTAAAAAAGAAATGAGATTAGATGAATTAATTAAATGGGCTCGAAGTAATCCGGAGTTATCAAAGGGCAAAAATTTTTTTACAACAGGTAACGGCGATGGCATCGTTCGTTTTCAAAAGGACACAAATGAGTGTACGACATCAGTCTGTGTGCCACTTGATGCTCCTTTCGAAGTCGAAGTGGAAGAGGAAATCACAGAAGAGACTAAGTTTGATAGGTTGTTTGAAGTATTCGAGGTCTCAGAAGGAGAATATAGTCCTACATCAAATAGGAATACTAGTATAAACGAAAGTTTAAATGACGACAGATGTTTCCCTATCAAAGCGTTCTATATCTTAAACGACGACCTAACTATGACGTTAATCTGGAAAGATGGGGAGTTGATTAAATAATGGAACACGGTTCAAAAGAATATTACGAAAAGCAAAGTGAATACTGGTTTGATGAAGCAAGCAAGTTTTTGAAGCAACGTGATGAGCTTATTGGAGATATAGCTAAGTTAAGAGAGCGCAACAAAGAGCTGGAGAAGAAAGCAAGTGCATGGGATAGGTATTGCAAGAGCGTTGAAAAAGATTTAATAAACGAATTTGGCAAAGATGTTGAAAGAGTTAAATTTGGAATGGATTTAAACAATAAAATTTTTATGGAGGATGACACAAATGGATAACCGTGAACAAATAGAACAATCCGTTATAAGTGCTAGTGCGTATAACGGCAATGACACAGAGGGATTACTAAAAGAGATTGAAGACGTGTATAAGAAAGCACAAGCGTTTGATGAAATACTTGAGGGTTTACCTAATGCTATGCAAGATGCACTCAAAGAAGATATTTATCTTGATGAAGCAGTAGGGATTATGACGAGTCAAGTTGTCTATAAATATGAGGAGGAGCAGGAAAATGACTAACACATTAACAATTGATCAGTTACAAGAGTTATTACAAATACAAAAGGAGTTCGACGATAGAATACCAACTAGAAATTTAAATGACACAGTAGCTAGTATGATTATTGAATTTGTAGAGTGGATTAACACACTTGAGTTTTTTAAAAATTGGAAGAAACAACCAGGTAAGCCACTAGATACACAATTAGATGAGATTGCTGATTACTTAGCTTTCAGTTTGCAATTAACTTTGACTATTGTTGATGAAGAAGATTTGGAAGAAACTACTGAGGTTATGGTTGATTTGATTGAAAATGAAGTTACTTTACCTAAACTACATTCAGTTTATTTTGTTCATGTAATGCATACACTAACAGAACAATTTGTAAAAGGTATTGATAATAGCATTGTACAAGTTTTAATAATGCCGTTTTTGTACGCCAATACTTACTATTCTATCGACCAACTCATTGACGCATACAAAAAGAAAATGAAAAGGAATCATGAAAGACAAGATGGAACAGCAGACGCAGGAAAAGGATACGTGTAAAGACATCTTAGATCGAGTCAAGGAGGTTTTGGGGAAGTGAGTGACATGTTAGAAATATTTTTCATAGGGTTTGGTGTTTATCTATTTTGTCGCATAGGTATTATTTTTCTCAAGAGTAAAAAGACTATACACACAAACCTATATGAAATGTTGTTGATTGCTACTATCTTTGTGACATCTACATTTGCTGATAAACATCAAAAGACGCATATCTTAATAGCATTTTTAGTAATGTTTTTTATGAGTAAGCTCAAACAAGTTCAAGGGAGCTATGAGGAATGACACAATACCTAGTCACAACATTTAAAGATTCAACAGGACGTAAGCATACACACATAACTAAAGCTAAGAGCAATCAAAGGTTTACAGTTGTTGATGCGGAGAGTAAAGAAGAAGCGAAAGAGAAGTACGAGGCACAAGTTAAAAGAAATGCAGTTATTAAATTAGGGCAGTTGTTTGAAAATATAAGGGAGTGTGGGAAATGACTAAACAAATACTAAGATTATTATTCTTACTAGCGATGTATGAGCTAGGCAAGTATGTAACTGAGCAAGTATATATTATGATGACGGCTAATGATGATGCAGAGGCGCCGAGTGACTTCGCAAAGTTGAGCGATCAGTCTGATTTGATGAGGGCGGAGGTGTCAGAGTAGATGTATAGCAAAGAGTCAATAGTTAATATGATAGGCACACATAAAATGAAGTGTAATGTGTTAGCTGATGTAATACCGGAATATGATAGCAATTCAATCGCACAATATGGCATACAAGCAACGTTACCAAAACCACAAGGGGAAAACTCAAGTAAGGTTGAAGACGTTGTTGTGAGGCTTGAGAGAGCAAATAAAAGGTATGCGCAGATGTTAAAAGAGGTTGAGTTTATAAATCAATCACAACAGAGATTAGGGCACGTTGACTTTTGTTTCTTAGAGTTATTGAAGAAAGGTTATAACAGGGACGCAATTATCAAGAAGATGCCTAACTCTAAATTGAATAGAAACAACTTCTTAGCACGCCGTGATGAGTTGGCAGAAAAGATTTATCTACTACAGTGACGAAAATGACAAAAATGACAGAAATGACGAAAATGACACTATTTTTAAACTGTGAATTAATTTTATATAATTGACTTGTAAGAATTATCTTAAGACGTGGGGTAATAGCCACAACAGATGTTCTCATCGATGTGATTGAGAAGTGACAAACATATAAAAGATGATATGTTACGCTATTAATCACTTACTACCTGCCTATATGGTGGGTA